CATGCGGCAGAGTACGCAAGCATTTTGTCCTGCCACCCATTTGAGATGTGTGCCCTTGAATACCCGGCGGACGATTTCTGCCATCTCAGCAATTCGGTCGAGCGACCACATATCATACCATTTGGTGGAAATGCCGCCCCGCAACAGCTTTACCTCTAGGGTGATGCGCAGCACTTCCTTTTCTAGCGTGGCATTGTGGACCGTTTGGATCGTGCAGTTACAATTCGGGTGGCATTGCGGCAACAACGCGCCATTCGGGAATGCTTGGCCAAGAGGTCGGATAGCTCCACTGTTTTGTATGCAGATGTCGCACGCATCCGGCTGCGTGATCCACTCAATATGCGTAACGCCTATCTCTCCCATTTCGGCGATGCGTTGCGCTATGTCCGGTGGCTGCCATACCACGGGTGCAGGCTTTTCTGATACGCCCTGATCTTCTTGCGTAGCTTTAGCTGGCATAGCTCGCACCGGCACGAGAGACCGAGGTGCTGACATATCAGCTCCCACAGGATGAGCCAGAGCATGTTTGCTTCCTTCCTGCTGGAGAGGGAAGTCATACCGTTCGTCGCCGATGCACACGCTCACCTGCGAGAAGTGCAGGGCGAGAGGAGGCACCGTCTGGACGGGCATGGGACTTCCCGCATCGATATAGGCGAGGGTGATATGCGGTGCGTACTCAAAGGTCGTGTCTACCGCAATATCCTGCGCCTCCAGGTGCTCAACCAGAGTTGCCCGCCACGCCTGGATGCCTGCAATATCGGCAGTGGCATAGATTGGCGTAACATCCTGCCCTGGCGGAGTAAATCGCCCAAGCCCGGAGATCGTGCCCGAAAGAGGCGGCATCTGGCCAGCAATGAGCTGTACTACCTGCTGGAGATGCTCCACCTCGTGTTCTTGCAAGGTATCGGCTCGCCCGAGCATAGCCAGCGTGAGGTGCAACTCCTCTGGTGGCTCACCATCGGGCAGGGCAAGGCTGGCCGCCGTCTGTGCGTCAAGATAGAAGGCAATCATCACGCTGGTGTGCTCAACCGCTCGCACTTTCTCCTCGTACATCGCCATGTAGCAGGCGACCAGGAGATGAAAGCGTGGATCGGTTCGTTTGAGCCCGTGATGTGCAATCACAAACTGCTCGATGAGCATCTGCACCTTCGTTGGTTTGGCCGGAGGCGTGGGCGCTGGCTGCCCCGGCACTGGTGTCCCGTTCAGGATGTTTTCTGGCACCACTTGTGGCGGGGCGACTGGCTTGGAGAGGGATTGCTCAGCATAGGTGTGCAGGTCCTCTGCTTTCACGAGGACGTTGCCAAACTTATAGACATCGCCCTGTGGGTCCGGCTCAATGCCCTGCATCTCCTGCGCTACTGCCATTGTGCACTGGCCAGTATTCCACATGGTGGTGGCTCGCTCGCTCTTGGCGTCTTTGGCAGCTTGATACACCTCGGCAAGGGCTTCAATGTCCTCCTTGTCGTAGGTGAAGTATGCGCCATCCAATCCAAACATAGGAAGCATCCAGCCGTTGATCTCATCGCGCACACGATCCATTTTCGGCAGGACGTTATCGATGATGAGGGAGAGTTTGGCCTCTTTCTGGTTGGCAAAGGTTTTGCCTGCGGAGTCACCGACCAATTCTGGTGCAACATCGAAGATCGCCGCAATATCACGGGTGTTGAGCTCTCGCGATTGCAACCAGTCCAGCTCGTAGGGAGACATGCTGCATTGCTGCCACGTCATATCCGCCTCTAGCACGAGCGGCATTCCGGCGTTGCGCTTGCCATGATACTTACGGATGAGCTCGTCACGCACCTGATTGCGCTGCTCGGTGGTGAGATACGTTTTTGAGAAGAACACAGAAGCGGGCTTACCTGCATTCTGCATGAGCGCGGTGTTCCAAGCATTGCCTTCATTCTGTTGATCGACAAGGCTGGCCGCCACTTCGACTGGAGAGAGTCCATACCACTCATCATCGTAGGCCGGGAACTTAATGTGGAGAACATCGGGCACCTCGAACAGTTGTACATTGCTCGTGCCATAGCCCATGATATAGTTCTCGATGCCCTCCTCGCCTACTACGATCTTGATTTGATCAGGACGTAGAGGCCAGAGCGCAAGAGGAGCGGCTCCAGGTCCCTCACGGTAAGCCCACACATAAGAATTGCCCGACAGGTGCCAATAGCCAAAGACCTGTTCGACAAACATGCCGGTGCCCATGTTGGGATTAGGGCGTTTCCAGAGCTTGAGGAAGGGATGCTCTGTAATCTCACGTTTCATCGACTCATCGGAGTAGAGCCGCCACTTGATGCCTGCCGCAATGCCGGTGATCTTATTGATGCAGTTGTAGACCGTCCCGTTGCGCTTGTAGCCATCCTTTACAAAGTGGGCATAGTTGCGCGGCGTCCACTTGACGCCCGGAGTATAGGTCTGGATGGCCGTCTGCATATTCGGGTCAAGCGGCAGATTGGTCTGTGCATCGCGCTTGATCGAGAGCGGAGTGAGGAAGCGGTCATACCATGCCATCTGAGAGACCTCCTGCATACTCATCACCATAGAAGAGGTGAACCTCTTCATCGGTATAGGAGAGGACCGGCGCTGGTGGCCGTTCGATCACCATATGGCGCTCCTCTTTTTCCTCCTCTGCCGATGGAGGAGGTGTCACTTGTGGGCTATCAGGGCTCCACATGAGTGGACCATCTGGCTTCACAAAGAGCTCGTTGAAGCTGCCGGAGAGTGCATCAACGACATCGTCGTGAATGGTTGGGTCAGGGAAAGCAACCAGGAAGTTGAGAAAGCCCGCGTTCCACCATCCTCGCAAGAGCGCCACATTGCCGACTTTGGCTTGAGCAGAGACGGTATTGGCACGCACCTCTTTCGAGCCGGTGGCAGGAGTGCCTGCCGCGTCATATCCCTCTAGAACCTTCGTCACAAAGTTGAAGGTGTCGGAGACGCCAGAGGCACCGGGCTCCTGTTCCCATCGCACCACGGTGGACACCCCATCTTGTGCGGCAGTGTTGCGGATGAGCTCCTCGACACCACCTGGATCAAGCTGTTTCCAGATCGCATCGAGAATGATGTAGCGCGGGAATGCGCCAAGCTTACGACGTGCCACGAGAACTCCTGCCGTGTAGTCAGGGCCACCACGCATCTTGGCCTTATTCTTATTCTTGGTGGCTGCCTTGTCCCAAAAACGGCAGAGGCGTTCGATATCACCGGGCAGCTCCTCGATGACCGGGAACCACTCACGCTTGAACTTGTCACCAGAGGGACGCACATTCCAGTCACCATACTTGAGGCGGCGCTTTTCCACCTCTGGCAGCGCATCCAAGCCTGCTTCATAGCCGGGGTCCTGCTCCATGAGCAGCTTGTTGTCGTAGAGGCTGGCCGGATAGAACGTCACGCTGATGGCGTTGGGGGTGCTGGCGTCTACCCATTCAATGACATCGTTGACCCGGATAAACCAGCGTATCTCGCCAGGCTCGGCCTGATCGGGGAAGGTATCATCCACCCACGGGGCGAGGATCACCTTCACCCAGGAGTCAGCATCAGGATTGGTGAAGGCCCTCATGTAGGGAGTGATGCCGCATAAGGAGCGGTTACGAGAGAGGAGATAGAAAAAGGCGTATTCACTCATCTCGGTGACTTCATCCACCTCGATGAGGGGTATCTCCGCACCCTTCCAACTCTCCACGTCATCCTCGTATTGCATGTAGGCAAATCGTACTGTAGCACCGCTTGGGAAGGTCCAGGTGAGGCTACTCTTATTGAAGGTGCCGCCAAGCTCCGGGTAAATTTCGAGGGACCGCTTGTAGAGCCCCCCCGGTGCCATAATCTGCCGATGGAAGCGGCGGAAGATCACGCACTCAAAGCGCGGGTTTTTCAGGTGAAAGGTGGGCTCCAGCAAGCAAGCATACGATTTTCCCCCGCCAGCGGCTCCACCATAAAAGGCAAGACGTGCCGAGCACTTGAGGAACTCCTCTTGCGGCCCTGGCTGCGGCTTGATGCTTCTCGCATCGGTTGGTGGCTCCTGGAGCGCCGTTGGCATCGTGTCCCTTTCACAACAAAAAAAGGGCGTGCTTTCCCTTTCAAGAAAGCACGCCCGGACTGCTCTTGCGTCTACTAAGCGTTGAGTACTGCTGGCATTATAGCATACCCTCTATCTATTTCGTTCTGGTTAAGGAAGTGTGACCCGTTCTTGACCATTTCTTCACCTGCGCCGTGTAGGATCGATAGTATGAAACACTCTTTACTGATTCTTTGTTTTGTGCTGGCTTTGCTCGGCACGGGTGCCGTGGCAATGGCGGCAAAGCATCCACCTGCATCC